CCAGCCTATAGCTTTCGCTAATAGGCTAAAAGTCGACAAACTGACCCTGGTTTAAATCCAGGGTCCTAAGTCGTACCACCGTAGTACAAGGATGCGGAATTTTGCAACCTTGGTCTTGCATGCTAGGGGGACGTTGTTGCCATCCCCTAGCCCGTCGGCTTCCAGCTGGTCGTATATCTTATTACTCCCAGTCGGTTCGCCGATACCCAAACGTCTTAATTTTGCAAGTAAGACGCCAGAACCATCCATATGGATGGAACGTGGAACAGTACCCCAAACTGGGACGAGGTAACCCTCGCACCCATTTGGTGCTCGAGACAGCTTCTTAGCATTATGGATGTTATCCACAAGTGCTAAGTCGCCGTAACCTTCGGAGATCACAGGACAGTTATGCCCGAGAATCTTACGAAGAAATAGCCAGCAACGAAGAAAGCGCTTATCACAGCCAAAATAATTAAGGCGATGACTGAGCCTTCGAACGTTGTTAGCAAATTTGAGAACTTCTGTTTTTCCACTTAATGGTTCCTTTAGGAAGATGGGTTTGATGTCTCTAGATCCCCAATAGTGAGAGCCACAGGATTCGCGATAATAACCAGTAGAGTAACTCTTCTGCTTATTTATCTTGAATCCAATGTCTTCACATACTCGGAGATAAAGAGGCACCACGGATGAGGGTAAAATGACATCATCACCGAAGACGCTCACGTCACCTTTACTATAACCGAAGCACTCGCAACAAGCGATAGCAACGGCATAGAAGATGACGCTCTCGACTTCGAAGGTGAAGCCATTCCCCATACTAGAAAACTTTTCAAGTATAATAGTATGGTTACCTTCTTTGCAAGTACTAGTTCTAAAGGCCTCTAAAAGAGAAAGCCATCGTTTCGGAAATAAATCCCTGACGATTTCTTTACTTATGGTATCACTAGCAGATGAAAAGTCGACTGTGGCTAAGTGGTTAAACTTCGCTGCAATACGACTTAACGCCTGGTTGTGACGCTGTTCCTTTAGATCTATACCAGAACGAAGAAGACGCTTCTTGATCATGGAACCAATACCTTTTTGAAACCAGAGATTAATCCCTGGCTCAATAGCTATGGTTCGATCAGTCTTCGAGTTCTTCGCTACGGTAATGAGCTTGGAAGAAAAAGTTAAATCAAAGCCAGTCTTCGCATGGTTTTTACACCATAGAGGATAGGCCAGATAAAACCAATTCTTAACAAACTCATACGCGGTCGGTGTTATATGAGTCTCAAACTCATATTTTATTGGGTGGTTACTATCACGACGTTTTATTTTCGTGGTAGCCCCTGGTCCCCAATTGCATGAAGCGATAAACTCCTCAGCCGTAAAGTCGCCAAGTATATCAGAGATCAAGTAAGTTGCTCGCGTTAGTACAGAGTTTGTACTTTCGCAAGAAAAATTACGAGTCAAGATACGCTTGTTGGCTTCAGCGCATTGGAGTTCAGACTCATAAAACTTAGCAAGAGCGATTGCTTTCTTATCTGTTTCCAGATTAAGGAAGGTCGCCTTACTAAGCAGCTTAGTTGCAGCAAGAGCATTACTCGCATCTGTCGATGAATTGTACAGAAACGGGTCAAACTCGAGAGAACTAAGCTGGCCGTGTTCGTTGTTAGAGTATAACAACCACACTGCTAGAGACCTTGGAGAATCCAAGGCTTCTAAAAAGAGTCGAATCGCTTCAACGGATTGTTCCGTTGCAATACTTGCTGTGTCTAAAGACATAGTAAGCTCCTAAATGTGACCGCTACATAAAAGAAAGTACTGGCCTGTCTTAGTAGACAGCTTCCAGGTTGCTCAGAGCTGCTGTTGTAACAGCATGTCCGAGCATCGATTTAGCGTACGCCCGCAAGTCCTTACGGACAATGTCGGTAGAAAAACGTGGAGCAACAATTTCCACGTTTGCGTATGCTTCACCGATTTTCTTCGTTGTATCGATAGCATCGAAGATGGGGATCATGATACGTTGCTTCAGGCGAATCATCTGACCATTCGTCTTCGGAACGGTAAGGCTTTGGGTTACAACAAACTGAGCATCCAGCATGGTATCAGCTGAACGCCAGGTTGCAACTCCGTCCTTATCGAGCGAAGACGGTGAAAAGACGATGTTGCCAGCAGCTTCGTCCACGAGGGTAATAGGTGCGAAAGCACTCATTATGACTTCCTTTTGAAAAGTTGAGTAAGAAGAGCAAGTGCGTTAAGACCATGTTCAGTCGAGAGCGGAGATTTCAAAGTAGGGAAAGGTAGCGGAGGAACTTCATTACGAAGCTCTCTACTACAATGTACCTTCTCTGACATCCACCCAGAACTGGCGTCGTCCCAAACGTACCCATCTCTTGTATCGACCCCGCCAAACGTTCGTGTACCGGTACATGTTTCTTTAACATGTACGGTCCGATACAAACGATCTGTTTGGACATCACTCATAATGAAAGCATCCTTGAGCCAGTTACCTATTGGAAGAATCCAATCAATAACGAAGGACCAAGGAGTAAGTTCATACATAAGTGAGGGGATGCTCGAGAGGTTAAGCCCGAACCGGGAGGTCTCAAACGATACATAATTACGTACCGTAAAGTGACCAACCCAACGTACAGTAATCACGGCTTCCCGTGTTACTGTCTGCCTCATAGCAACGCCAGAGGCAGAGTAGCCATTTACAACAAAGTGCATAGGGACTGTTACACGTTTAATTCCACGAACTGTGATACCATAAGTCATTGGCCGCATGAGTTCTTTCTGAGCTGCCCGAAGATCGGATAGCAAAGGTCGAACTCCATATTGGAACATTAACTCATCGTTCGCAAGTTTCTTGGAATTAGTCGGAAACAATTCTTTTGCAGCTTGTAGTAGGCTACCACGTTTTGCTGCCAAAGCTGCTTTGAATAACCGAGAAGAAATCTCCTCAACCATTCTAACAGTCTGGCGGCGTTCAGCTAACATTTGACCAACGTTTAGTTCAGCAGAATGTATATTTTCATATAATTTTGCTAAAGCAAGATCCGAAACAGCTTCGATGCGATCTGAAACTGTGATAGGACCTTGTTGATACGAACGTTCGTCAAACATTGAAACCCCCCATACGGTAGAAAATTGATACCACAAGGGGCAGATGATCCTTCTTTTGAAGTTATCTGGATCGTAAGGGTGATAGGAGCTTACGCTCTCATCTCCCCACTTTCTAAATACATTCTTTTGGAAGGACAGTCTATTAGGTTTCACATAGGAACGAATAGCAGGGACACGTTTTTGACGTTTTTCCCAGACCCATTTGAGCTTGTAGATCGTGATATAATCACGATCCCAATACCATTTACGGGTTTTGCTATCGTACACTTTGTAGCTGAGTTTGGGTCCTTTCTTAAGCCTGTAAGATACAAGCTTGTATGAACCCCTGCGAACCGTTCGTAAACGAGCGGGTTTTTCTCTGGGTGAGTTAGAGCCTGAACGGTGCTGATAGAACTTCACGTTGTCTGACGCATTAACTGAGATGGATGAGCGCTGTATGTTTCCATAAGCCTCATTCTCAGAAATGCAATCAAAAGCATCGTGATACTTCTCTTCAGTACCGTATGGCATAATTCCTCCAGATAGCAGTTCCCTTGATTAGGAAACTAACAAGGGGTACAGCCGAAACAGCTGTACAGAGAATCCTCCTAAGCGAAAGCTTGG